TGCTGGTCACACCAGATTGGCCGCAGCGCGAACTCTGGGAATGGAAAAGGTGCCAGTGGTGATTGCGGATGGTTTAACGCCAGCACAAGTCAAAGCATATCGCCTAGCTGACAATAGAGTAAGCCAAGAAGCGCAGTGGGATGATGAGCTTTTATCGGTCGAATTAGAAGAGCTGTTAGCTGATGGTTACAATTTATCAGAGACTGGGTTCGATGAAGATGAGCTTGCATCGTTATTGGCTCAAGAGATTGAAGGATTAACCGACGAAGACTCAGTGCCAGAAGTTCCTGAGACACCCAAAACAGTCGAGGGCGATATTTGGATACTTGGAAACCATCGTTTGATGTGCGGTGATAGTACCAGCATTGATGCGGTTGATAAGTTGATGGATGGGAATGATGTTGACTGCGTATATACTGACCCACCTTATGGGATTGATATTGTTAAAGGCGGTCATGTCGGAGGTGGAAAACTGGCATCCGTTGGGACATATGTACCAGTGGCAAATGATGACAACATTGACGTTGCGGTTGAGGCTATACAAGTTATTCAGACGCTAAATGCGCGAGTTGAAATAATATGGGGCGGTAATTATTACGCACAAAGTTTGCCTAATTCCTCTTGTTGGATTGTATGGGATAAAAAGAACAGCGGAAATTTTGCTGACTGTGAATTGGCTTGGACAAATCAAACGACAGCAGTCCGAAAGTTTGAACATATGTGGAACGGCATGGTAAAAGCATCGGAACACGGACAAAAAAGAGTTCATCCAACGCAAAAGCCTATTGCATTGGCCGAGTGGTGTTTTGACCAATATGCAAAAGACTGCCAAACCGTTCTTGATTTATTTGGTGGTTCTGGGTCAACCCTGATTGGGTGCGAGACAAGGAATAAGCGCGGTTATATAATGGAATTAGCGACGGCATATTGCGACGTTATCATTAAACGCTGGCAAGATTTCACAGGCCAAAAAGCTATTCACGCCGAAACTGGAGAATCTTTCGATGGCTGATCCAGCCACACATAGCGTCGAGGTTATTGCGCGACTTCTCGATTTAACTACGCGACGAGTGCAACAATTATCGGCAGAAGGCGTAATCCCGAAAGCAGAACGTGGTCGCTATGAATTAGTCCCAGCGGTTCGCGGATATATTGCCTATTTAAAAGAACGCAGCATCAATCCTGGCGTGGTTAGTTTCGATGAGGTTCGCGCTAGAAAGATTGCGGCTGAAGCGGAAATGGCTGAAATTGAACTGCGAGAAAAGAAGGGGCAGCTTATTCCGGCGAGCGAAGTCGTCTCTAGCTGGGGTGAAATCGTTGGCGCTTGTCGATCTAAATTGTTGGCTGTTCCAGCAAAGATTGCACCAGTCGTCGCGGTAGAGGATAATCCCGCTGTTTGCAAACAGATTGTGGAGGAGCAGATCGGAGAGGCGCTTTATGAACTTGCAAAATTTGTCTCAGAAACCTCAGAAGCCGATGTCGATATTGACATCACAGATAGCGGAGATGTTGAAACCGCCTCCGCGATTGACGGTGAGCGATTGGGCTGACGCTGAAAGAAAGCTCTCGCCAGAAGCGTCAGCAGAGCCTGGGCGTTGGTACACTTCTCGCGCTGAATATTTGCGTGGAATTATGGATGCTGTTAGTGATCCCGAATATGCGCGGGTTGTTGTTATGTCGAGCGCACAGGTTGGCAAAACCGAGCTTTTATTAAACTGTATCGGTTATTATGTAACCTATGATCCATCGCCGATTATGTGTGTTCAGCCAACGCTTTCTATGGGACAGGCTTTCTCTAAGGATCGCTTGGCTCCAATGCTTCGAGACACTCCAGCACTACAAGGCAAAGTAAAAGATCCTCGATCGCGCGATAGCGGAAACACAACGCTGCACAAAGTATTTCCAGGCGGTCACATTACCATAGCCGGATCGAATAGTGCTGCGGGTTTAGCTTCGCGTCCTATCAGAATATTGCTCGCAGATGAATTGGATCGTTGGCCTAGTAGTGCAGGGACAGAAGGTGATCCATTAAGGCTTGCAGAACGTAGAACAACAACCTTTTGGAATAGCAAGATCGTCATCGTTTCGACGCCAACAGTAAAAGACGCAAGCCGTATTGAGGCAGAATATCTCGATAGCGATCAACGCCAGTTCTGGGTTCCTTGCGCTGATTGTGGCGAAAAGCAAACGCTGAAATGGTCACAAGTGCATTGGCCGGATGGTGAGCCTATGAAGGCGGTTTATGTTTGCGATTGTTGTGGCTCCACTTGGCACGATGCGGCTCGATATAAAGCTATCTCAAGAGGTGAATGGATCGCTGACAAGCCTGGAAACACAACCGCCGGATTCAGACTAAGTGGCCTCTATTCACCCTGGATTGCATTAGGTGACGCTGCTAGAGACTTTCTCGAAGCTAAGAAAATGCCAGAGACTTTGCGTGTTTGGATCAATACTTTTCTCGGTGAAACCTGGGAGGAGCAAGGTGAAGGGGTGCAAGACGATGAAATCCCCGGACGCGGCGAAGATTATGATGGCGTTCCGAATGACGTTGTAATGCTAACCGCTGGTATCGATACGCAGAACGACAGGATCGAGATCGAGGTATTGGGCCACAGTGGCAAAAATGAACATGAGACGTTTTCAATCGATCACCATATCATCTACGGCGATCCCAGCGCTCCGCAAATTTGGAACGACCTCGATTTATACTTGAGTCAGAAATTTAAGCGCGACGATGGAAAACTTCTTGGCATTAGATGCGCTGCAATCGACAGTGGTGGTCACTATACGCAAGCGGTTTATGACTTCGTTAGACCTCGTGAAAGGCGCGGAATATTTGCGATTAAGGGTATTGCCGGAGAGAGTAAACCGATTGTCGGAAGACCCGCTAGAAACAATATTGGAAAGATCAGACTTTTTCCCGTCGGAGTTGACACTGCGAAAGAGTTGATATACGCGCGATTAAAGATTAACATCCCAGGGCCGGGTTATTGTCACTTCCCATCGCGCTATGATAACGAATACTTTGAACAGCTAACGGCAGAGCAAATCGTTACTAAGTTTTCAAAAGGGTTTAGAAAGCGCGAGTGGAAAAAGACAAGGGCCAGGAATGAAGCCCTCGATCTTAGGGTTTATAACTTAGCGGCTTTTGCTATTGCGAATATTAACGTGAAGGCATTGGCAGAGAAAGAAGCGGAGGTTAGGGAGAAGCCACCGCAGAAACAAACCGAGCGAGTTGCGCCAAGAGTGCGACGCAACTTTGCAACTAGTTGGAGGTAGTGGGTGGCAAATTTATTCGATCCAGCAAATTCTCCAACTACGGAACCACTCGAAATAGTAGTGGGTGATCGCATCCAGTGGCGCAGAACTGATCTCGGTACTGATTATGACAATAGTTTATACACTGCGACATATGTTGCTCGGATCACTGGTGGCGGTGCTAGTGAAATAACGCTAACTGGTACTGCATATAACGACGATTATTTGTTTACAGTTTCCAGCGTCGATAGTGCTGCTTTCACTCCAGGCTATTATCATTGGCAACTTGAGATCGTTAGAGATAGCGATAGCGAGCGGATAGTAATTGATCGAGGCGACTTTACTGCAATCGTTGATCTCGATGTCAATCAAAGCGACCCTCGAAGCCATGCAGAGATTATGCTCGATAAGATTGAGACAGTTCTGCAAGGTCGGGCTGATGCTGATGTTTTAAGCTATTCGATCAATGGTCGATCACTGTCGAAGATGGCTCCAACAGAGCTTGTGCAGTGGCGTGATTATTACAAACGCGAATTATTGATGGAGCGGCGCTAAGAGCGCATTCGTCGAGGCTTGCCAACTGGCGCAACAATCGTGGCGAGGTTTTAGATATGGCCTTTTGGGATCGGTTTCGCCGAAAAGAAGAGACAAAGATAAGAAGGCGTTCATACGCAGGCGCTAGAGGTGGTCGTCTTTTTGGTGATTTTGGCGGATCGAGCAACAGTGCCGATAGTGAATTAAGATTTACATTAGAAACACTACGCAACCGCAGTCGAGAGCTAGTGCGCGATAATGAATACGCTCGTCGCTATATGCAGCTTTTGAAGACTAACGTGGTTGGTGATCGAGGTTTTCATCTACAAGTTAAAGCTCGCAATTCAGATGGTTCGCTCGATCAAGCTGGCAATACAATCATCGAGAACGCTTTTCGTGCTTGGGGCCGATTAGGAAACCCAACCATCGATGGAAAAATGTCATGGCTCGATCTACAGCGTCACGTTATCGAAACGATGGCCAGAGATGGCGAGTGCTTTGTTCGTAAGGTTCGAGGCAAGCAATATCGTGATGGTTTTGCGTTACAGCTTCTCGAAGCGGATTTGATCGACGAAAAGAAGAACGAAACGCTCGACAATGGTGGTCATATTCGGATGGGTGTGGAAATGAACCGCTCTCATCGGATCGTTGCCTATTGGGTGCTGACCGCTCACCCAGGCGATAGATATTTCACCAATCACCAGCAGCGTCATGTTCGAGTCCCGGCTGAAGAAATTTTGCACATTTATATGCCAAGTAGATCGCATCAAACACGCGGCGAGCCATTTATGACGCCAGCACTATCAGCGATGAAACAATTGATGGCATTTAGAGAAGCTGAGTTGATTGCTGCTAGAATTAGTGCATCGAAGATGGGCATCATAACTTCTCCGGGTGGTGAGGAATATGTCGGAGATGATAGTTATGGGAACGGTAACTACGAGCCTGTCATAGATACCCA